TTTTATCCCGCAAATTTGGGACGCACGTCTGCTGAACGCGCTTGACAAGGCGCACGTGTTCGCTAACGTGGTCAATCGTGACTACGAAGGCGACATCAAGCAGCAGGGCGATACCGTTAAAATCAACACTATCGGCGCTGTGACCATCGGCAACTACACCAAGAACACAGACTTCACCACTGGTCCGGAAGCACTGGCCACCACCGAGCAAACGCTAACAATCGACCAGGCCAAATACTTCAACTTCCAGGTCGACGATGTGGACGCCGCCCAGGCTGCCGGTGATGTGATGGATAAGGCAATGCAGCGTGCAGCTTACGGATTGAACGACGCTGCTGACGCTTACCTGGCTAAACAGTTGGCCGATTCCATCACCGCCGGCAATGGCAACCTTGTCGCTACCGACGCTGTGGCGCTGACCGCTGCAAACGTGTACGAGAATGTCGTCAAAATGAAGATGCTGCTTGACAAGGCAAATGTGCCGACCGTAGGCCGTTGGCTGGTGGCGCCTCCCGAGATGATTGCTCTCATCTTGCAGGACGACCGCTTCGTTAAGACCGGCGGTTCTATGGCAGAGGATGTGCTGCAGAACGGCGTTGTCGCTCGCGCTGCTGGCTTTGACATTTATATGTCAAACAACTGTTTTAGCAAAACTGCAACCGGCACCACGACCTTTACAGTCACCGCTGGTGACGAGGGTGCGTGCACCTATGCCGAGCAGATTGTTAGCACCGAGGCCTATCGACCCGAGAAGCGCTTTGCTGACGCTGTTAAGGGTCTGCATGTATATGGCGCAAAGGTTGTTGACGCTAAGCGCCTGGCAGGCTTGAAGTGCACATTCTAAGCGCGACAAAACCGAATTAAGACCTAAGACAAGGAAGGCGGCGTGACTATGCTGACAGAGATTTGTGCAAAGTTGCACAACTACTTCTTAGTGCCGAACGGCATTCACAAGGGGGAGTTTACAATTGAAGGCGGCAAGATCACGCCGCTGGACTTTTTGCAGGAAGGGCAATACTTCCGCATCGTGGGGAGCGTCTTTAATGATGGCGTTCATAGGTATGCCGAGGCTGACTTGGATTTGACCGACGAGGCTTTCAGCGGGGCGATATGGGCACTGGCGATACCTCCTAAGCTTGTGGACTTATCACGGGAAATCAAGGCGTTTTGTGAGAGTGAGGCGGGCAAGCCCGCGTTTGTGAGCGAAAGTTTTGGCGGCTACTCATATAGCCGAGGAACAGACGCAAACGGCGCTGCGCTTGACTGGCCTACTGTCTTTCGTGCTCGCCTAAACGAATGGAGGAAATTACAATGAGCCTTTTGGCGCAAGCAATGACAGAGTGCGTCTTTGTACGAAAAATCGACAAGCCGGACGGCGAGGGTGGATATACCACCAGCTGGGTGGATGGAGCGCCGTTCAAGGCGGCAATCACTTTCGATAGTTCGATGGAAGCACGAACGGCGGAAAAGGCAGGCGTCACAAGCCTATATACCGTCACTGTTCCGATTGGAACGCGGATTGAATATTACGATGTGTTCAAGCGGCTGTCGGACGGCAAAGTGTTCCGTGTGACTTCCGACGGCGACGACAAGATGACGCCAAAATCCGCCAGCTTCCAAGTGTTCCAAGTGACGGCTGAGGAGTTCACGCCCAGCGTTGGCGGGTAAAATAAGCCGTCAGCGGGCGAGAATGTAGCGTTGTAGATGGCGTTGTAGTGGAGTTTTGTAGTCCGCCAAAAATGGCGCCGTTGAGCCAAAAACAAGGTGCTTTTTATATACTCACTACAAACTCTACAAAGTTTTAGAGAGTGATATAAAAAGGGGCATATATATTGAAATATATTAAATACAGAACCTTGTTTTGTTGTAGTTTTTGTAGTTTTGTAGTAAAGTCCAAAGGGGAGGGCAAAGCAAATGGCGCAGACCAAAGCGGCAGCAATGCAGGCGTTTTTTGAGCGCTTTCTGCCAGCGTATGAGGAAACGACGGTGCCGCAGGGCGCAGCACTGCCGTATCTAACTTATGCGCTTGTGACGGACAGCTTCCACGCTGATGGAAGCGGCGATACCAGCATTTCCGTTTCGCTGTGGTACAGTGGAACGACTTGGAAGCCGTGCAATGCGATGGCCGACAAGATGAGTGAGGCGCTGGGCTTTGACGGATTAGTCATTCCCGCTGCTGATGGCTATGTATGGCTAAAGCGCGGCAACATGTCCGACCCGGACGACGACCAGATACGGCGGAAGATAATCAATGTCACCGCCGAATATCTAACAAAAAATTAAGAAAGGATTTATGAAATGGGTAAATTTGCAGTTATTCCCGAAAGCACTTTTGATGACCTGCAGCTTGATGCGGGCGTTTTGCTGAAGAAGTTTACACCCGGCACAACGACTGAACCGGCGGATGAGGATATTATTTGCGCCACCACCGGCGGAATTAACGCTACCTGTGTTCCGTCTTATTCCGACTTCGGCGAGGATGTGGACAACTGCCCGAACGGTATGAAAGAGTTGAAGCACCTGGACAGCTGGGAGTGCAAGATGGCGTTCACCGCCTTGGGCACAAGCCCGGAAGCAATCCGACTTGCGCTTGGTTCTGCCGATGTTGACAAGGTTGACACAACGAAGATCACACCCCGGGCAGACATTGCACAATCCGACTTTTCTGACCTTTGGTGGGTTGGCGACAAGGCAGACGGCGGCTTGGTTGCTATTCAGCTTAAGAATGCATTGTCCACTGGCGGCTTTTCATTGCAGACGACCAAGAACGGCAAGGGGCAGATCTCTGTGGAGTTGACCGGCCATGTGTCTATCACCGATCAAAAGACCGTGCCGATGGTGTTCTATTCAACCGGCGCAAGCAAAGCCGCACAGAGCAAGGTCGCTGCGGCCAATAAATAAGGATTTTTTGTTTAGGAGGTAAACAAACATGAAAATTTCCGAACTAACAACAGAGCGGGCAGCGGATGTCCTTTGCGAAGTCAGCATTTATGCGCTTAATATTTTGAGCGACAAAGAATTGCTTGCTTCTCTGCGTATGCAGTTGGAGGGAACGGACGGCGACCGCACCAAAGCGGAGATGATCGCTATTGCGAGTGAGAAAGTCGCCGAACTTATCCCGCTTATATTGAAAAAACACAAAGACGATGTGTTCGGCATTGTCGCAGCTGTAAATGGGCTGACACTCGAGCAGGTTCGGCAGCAGAAAATCATCAAGACAATGACCGCCATTAAAGAGATGGCACAAGACAAAGACCTGATCGATTTTTTCAGATCGTGCGTGTCTCCGGAAAAAGCGTAACAAGGGCGTTGATTGACGCTCCAAGACTGACAGTACAAGGGCTGGTTCTCGCTCTGCCGTTACTTATCGAGCGGCAGTCCGAAGAACTGGCCTTTCGTGTTTATTTGACGAATTGCGCAAAAATCTTGACCGAAAACACGGCCAAGTCGGCTGGCGGTTCTTATTTGACTAAATCGTATTTGGACATCATCAACCCGCCGCCGCCGGAGACACGCACACCCGAGCAGGTGAAACAACAAATTCTCGGCAAGTTGAAAGACACGACCGAAGAAAGGAATAACGACTGATGAATTTATTTGAATTATTCGTCAAAATCGGAGTTGATGACCAGGCAAGTGACAAGGTCGGCGCTGTCGGTGACAAGATCAAGAGTGGACTTGGAAAGGCAGCCAAGGTTGCGGGTGCCGCCGTTACTGCCGCGGCGACTGCTGCCGGAGCGCTCGTGAAGCAGTCGACTGAAGCGTATGCGAATTATGAACAGTTAGTCGGCGGCGTAGACACGCTGTTCAAGAAGTCGTCGCAAAAGGTGCAGGCGTACGCTGCAAACGCATATAAGACGGCGGGCCTGTCGGCTAACCAGTATATGGAGACGGCGACAAGCTTCTCAGCGTCACTTCTGCAATCCGTTGGAGGAGATACCGACAAAGCAGCCGAAAAAGCAAACATGGCAATCACCGATATGTCGGACAATGCCAACAAAATGGGCTCGAACATGGTGGATGTAGAGAACGCCTATAAAGGTTTTGCAAAGCAGAACTATACCATGCTCGACAACTTAAAGTTGGGATACGGCGGCACAAAGGAGGAAATGGCTCGGCTTCTGCAAGACGCGGAAAAAATATCCGGTGTAAAATATGATTTGTCAAGTTATGCCGATGTCGTCGACGCAATACATGTTATCCAAACGGAAATGGACATCACTGGCACAACGCAGCGCGAGGCGGCCACAACTATTGAGGGTTCTGTCAATTCGGCAAAGGCAGCGTGGCAAAACTTGCTGACCGGAATGGCGGATGACAATCAAGATTTCCAAAAGCTTGTGAACGAGTTTGTTGACAGCGTTGCGACCGCGGCAAACAACATTCTGCCAAGGGTGCAGCAAGCACTTGAAGGTGTTGGATCGCTGATTGAGAAGCTGGCGCCTGTGATTTCCGAAAAAATTCCAGAATTGATAACGGCAGTGTTGCCGTCATTGGGCGAAGCCGCTCTCGGCATTATTCAGTCATTGGTTGACGGTATAAATCAATCTTTGCCTGCGCTTCTTCCGGCAGTGGTCAGTGTTGTTACAACTCTCGCAACCGGACTTATCGAAATGCTGCCGACCATTCTACAAATGGGGCTAAACATCATCACGCAGTTGGCACTCGGAATTGCCCAAGCGCTGCCGGAACTCGTGCCGACGATCGTTAATGTCGTTTTGCAGATTGTAACAACGCTGACAGACCCCGAAACGTTGAACAATTTGCTGAACGCTGCCGTTACGCTGATCACAGCGTTGGCGACCGGATTGATCAATGCACTGCCGATTCTCTTGCAGCAGGCTCCGGTCATCATCGGAAACTTAATCACTGCGCTGAATGCAAGGTTGCCAAAAATCCTACAAATGGGCATAACGATTATCGTAAGCGTTGCTCAAGGATTGGTCGCAGCACTTCCGAAGATTGTAAAGGCAGCACCGCAAATTATAACGTCAGTCGTAAGAGGCGTCGCCGGG